CTTCTCCATTTGTAGTTCCATTTCCAATTGTTTCTCCTTTTCCATTTGCATTAAAATCCATTTCGTAAACCTCAACAGATTTGGTATCATTACTTCCATAAATATAAACTTCAGTTGCTGTTGTTCCACTTGGAATGTTGACTGTTGCAATAAGTTCTTGTGAAGTGTTTTCAACTGAAACTCCAGTGTTCGTTCCATCATTAAAAATTACTGGTGTTATGTTCGGACTTGTTGCATCATCATTGACCATGAAATCTCTTGGAAGTATTTTTATATATGTTGTATCAACTGCCGTAATACTGTAAACATTAGCAGTGTAATTGATTGGCCCTAGATTGTTTGCATCAACAGTCATTCCAGCAATTCTTCCCTCTGTTTTTCTTTGATATTGAACGAAAAGATTTTCTTTGTCAATTGAGATTTTATCTCCAATACCTAAAGGAATTGATGGTGTTATTGATGTTATTGTTAAACTTCTAGCACCCGCCGAAGCGTCAGCAGCAATTTGAAAAGATTGACCATTAATCATTATTCTATCTCCATTTTTCAAATCAACTTTTGTTGCTGTAACTGCTAGAGCTGTTATAGCACTTGAATCGCTTATGATTGTTGTAAGCTCAGCAATGTCTAAAGAATTACTTAATTCTTTTTTATTTATTTGTGTTGTATTTGGAAAACTTATCATATTATATTGGACTTCCTGTTGTTCCTGTATTATTACTTGTTGTTGTTGTTAATGTTGAACTAAAACCAGATGAAGGCCCTTGATTTGAACTTGTTGTTACTGATGTTGGAACATCTCTAAAAACCTGAACCCAATCTCCATTCCATTCATCTCCAGCTATATTGTAAGAACATCTCATCATCATATATTCAACATTATCTGTATCTTTTAACTTAGCAAGAGGATTCATGAATTTTAATTTTGTTGAACCTGAATAATATTTATCATTAACTCCAAGAGCTGTTGTTGTTGAGATTGTTGAAATCGGCTTACTTTGATTGTATAAAATTGACTCTGATAATAGTTCAATTATTTTTTTATCATAAGTTACAGATGAATAAACATAAGCACTTCCATTCCACGTGTAAACACTTTGAGCCCATTTGCCATCTGGATTGACAAATACCCAAGAAGTTCCATTATATACTTGAATTGTTGATGTGGTGTTTGCTCCAGTTCCATCTCCATAAATAACTTCACCAATATCATAAACAAAAGTATTGTTTCCAGCTTGTGAAATTTGAGTTTGATTGGAAGCAACTCCAAATTGAGCGGCAGCAGAAGCAACTGGAACGAATTGAGAAATCAAAACTGGAGGAGATGAATTGTCGAGAGCATCTGTATAATCAAAAGAATATGCTGTTGGCGTATCTCCAAGCGAAAGTCCAGATGTTGAGCCATTCATATCAACAATTCTACCATGAGAATATTTAACATTTGAATAGGAAGAATATCCTACAGCTTGAACCTTAGTATTTGAACCACTTGGAACATTATCATATCCAGTGAAAGTGTAGAATTTAAACTCCCAATCGCCATCCATTGAACTATCAATCGGAATCAGATTGTTTGTTGTGTTTGTTGTTGATGTTGTTGTTGAATTGAACATTTCTAAAATAACTCCATTTTGACCAGTATTAGCTGGAATCCAAAGCCAATCAATCATGTATTGTTGTGGATTTTGTAAAGGAAATTCCCCTGTAATAGACTGCCATCTAAATTCAGCAAAAGTTGCTCCTTGAAATCTAAACATTGTTAAATTATCAGAATCGCCCCAAGCTGAATCCAAAGGCTTTGCAATAATAGTCCAAGCCATTTCCATTTTCAAATCGGCAGCGCTTGTGTTTACGAAATTACCATAAATCTTACAAACGAATCCATCCAGTTCTTTTGCGTTAGTTATTTCCATTGTGTTTTCAAACCCCCCAGTGTTTGAAGTTTGAGTTATTTCAGTATAAGCTGAACTTGTTGGCCATGCTGTTGGTGTTATGCTTCCGGTATTATGAGTAACAAATAAAGGATAGCCGCTGAAAACATTGATTCCAGCATTTTGAGAATATGTTCCTGTTGTTTTCTTGATAGCTGGCAAAGCTTGAAAAGTAGAGCCACCAAGTTTTTGAAGTCCACCATTTGGATTTGTAACATTTTCAAAAACCATGTTATACAATGAATAATTGGTATTTCCTAAAAAGTTATTCTGAGTTCTTGCTGAACCTGTATAAAAATATTCTCTGGTTGGAATATTGATTGGCGTTGTATAAGGTGCAACACCCGATTCATCTGTGTTATATTCGTTTACTTGAATGAAATGAAAAGTGTGATTCCAATATATCAAACGCATATTAAAGTTTTTACAAATCTGTTCCAAAACATCATAACAATTCGGAACTTTCATAAATCCATTTTCATCTCTTTCATAAAAAGGCCGCATTGAAATTTTCATATAGACTAAAGGGTCATTTGCAACAGATGGAGAGCCATCCATATCTTCATTCCACCAATTAAAAGAAGTTTGAATTGTATAGTTTTCCAAATCGCCGCCAGTGTCATCTTGGTCAAGTAACATTCCAACCCTATCAAGTAACATTTTTAACCAAGTTAAACTCCCGCCAATTGGCCTTCTATATCCTCCATTGTCAAAAGTATCAGTTCGTGTGAAAGGATATGTTGGAACTGAACTATCTTCGCTGTTTGTATCTCTAACGAAAGGAATCTCTTTAAGTGTAGAAATACCATCAATGAAAGTTAGAGTTTGAACGTAAGGATAAGAAATATCTTCTTTTGTTTCTAGGTCAAAAATCATGTAACCCGCCCAAATCAAAGAACCAGATGCGTAAGAAGTTCCTTTGTTTAAAGTTACCCAAAAATCTTTCTCTTGTTTTGATGAACGTAAACCATCTAAAAAGTTTTGTTGCGTTAAACTTTCAACTAATAAAGGAACGCTCATTTGTGAGCAAATTATAGTTGCGTTTTTGTCATCTGAACTTGATGCTTCATAATCAATAACAGCACCCCCGCCAGCTAAAGTCCAAGATTCAGAAGCCCCTGTTCCATTCCACCAAAAAGTTAATGTGTAAGTTTCTTCAGTCATACTTTTTACAACTGAAGTTGCGTATTTATTTAATCCATAAGCTGAATGAACCGCCATAATTTTTTTTTAAATTGTTCTAAATCTACTTTGTTTTGTTCTTTGATTGGATAAGAATATATCGTTTCCTTTAATAACACCCTCAACAACAACCCTATCTCCACCATTCATGAATCCTTTTAATTTGTCAAGTGGTGCAATTACTTCAGGATTTGAAGCATTAGTTCCAATACCCTCACCGATTAAACCTAGAGTCGGTCCTGAAACTAACCCCCCCTCTGCAAAGGCTGGAATCAAAGAATTGAAAGCCGTTCTAGCTAAACCCGCAGCAGCTCCAGCAATTACAGGAATTAAAAAAGATGAGCCTGGAAACGCAGCCATGCCTTCCATTGCATTTGAAACCGCAGCAGCAACTCCTTTGGAAATCAATCCTCCAACAATATCTTTCAACATTTTCTTAACATTTTGAGCATACTCTTCAAAACTATCGGCTCCCTGTGCTAATTCATCCTTTAGTCTATCCATAATAGCTTTCATTCCTTGTTCTAATGTTTGAACATCGGTTCCAAAAAAGTCCGCAATCTTATCTCCTAAACTTCCAAGAGCTCCCTCAAATTCGTTAATTGGAGTATTGTCAAAAATGTTTTGTTTTGAATCAACAATTTTTTCCTCTAAGTCAAGAATATCTTTTCCATAATGTTCATTAACCATCTTCATTTGCTCAAGATGTGCAAGCTCCTCTTCTCTTATTTTTTGGTTGAATTCTTCTTTTGTTAATTTACCATTGAGTAGATTTTCTTTTAATGCAATAACTGATTTTTTGTGATTTCTTTTAAGAGCATCAATATCGATTTCAAAAGGAGATGGGCCTGTTGGCTCTGTTGTTCCTGTTGGGTCATCTGTACCTCCATTTGTATCAATATCAATATTTTGACCTTTTAGCTCAACAGTATCATCAGTTTCAACTTCAACATCTTTTCCTTGCGCTTTAATATCATCAGCATCAAAACCTAAAAACCCCTTAACATTAATTGGTTCAGCTTCCAATCCTTTTTTGTAACCCGCTCTAAATTCATCAGCAACATCCGTTCCAAAATCAGAAAACGTCTTTTTAGAGTCTCTAAAACCTTTTAAAATCCTGTCCTTGTCAAGAGTAAAGATTCCAATTAAAATGTCGCCAACACTCCCTAAAGTGTCCATAACGAGTCCTGGCAGTGAAGTAAACACCTTTTTTGCAGCTTGAAACAGCCCACCAATTACGCCCCTTACTTCTTCAACAGTGTTATAAAAATAAATGAAAGTTGCAATTAATGCAACTACTAACGTGATAACCAAAAATATTGGATTTGCTAAAAACGCTAAATTTAATTTCAATTGTGCGGCTCTAAGAAGCATAACCGCTTTTGTTATTGAAACGTAAGCCATCGCTAATTTTCCAACTATCAAAAATATTGGGCCTAAAACAGCAAGGAAAGCTCCAAAGACAACAATAATTGTTTTTGTTGTATCTGATAATCCTGTGAACTTGTCCAATAAATCTCCTATAAAACCAGCTGCAGTATCAACAGCTGGAGCCAAAACCTCTCCAAGTGAAATTCCAGCGGCTTCTGTTTGAGATTTCAAACGCCTCATTGAACCAGCCAATCCAGATTCCATCGTGTCAGCCATGCCTTGAGCGGCATTCTCTGATTTTATTAATTGATGTTCATAATTTGCAACCTTATCTGTTGACTCTGCCAAAACAAGCGCTGAACTTGCAGCTCTATCTCCAAAAATTTCAGTTGCTGTTGACAACTTATTTGTTGAAGAATTAATTTGTTGCATCGCCTCTTCATAAGTCAAACCAGCTGTGTTTAATCTTCTAAAAATAATTGCAAGATGTGTTCCGAGTTTACCTCCCTCCATGGCCGTTCCATCAGCTAGAGCCATAACTTTTGATGTTAACTCTTCTATGCTTTGACCAGAAGCTTTTGCTGTTGCAGCAGCATTTGGAAGCATTGCGTTCAATTTATCCAAGCTAACCGCAGAACTAGAAGTCGCTAGCGCTAGAACATCAGTAACCCTACCAGATTCCGAGGCCGACAATCCAAAAGCATTCAACGCAACAGCTGTTGTTTCTGCAGCAAAACCTAATTCACTTCCAGTTGCTTGAGCTAACCTTAAAACACTAGCAGAAGCGGCGTCAATTTGTTCAGGCGTCATTCCTAATTTTGAAAGTTCAAATTGTAATTCTGAAACTTGACTGGCAGAAAATGAAGTTGTTCGACCAAGTTCCTTTGCGGTATCAGAAAGCATTTTCATCTGTCCATCAGTTGCACCCGAAACCGCTTTAACCTTTAACATCCCTTGCTCAAAATCCATAAAAACTTTTGTTGCTCCAGCACCCAAAGCAACTAATGGCAAAGTTAAACTCATTGTCATGCTTTGTCCAGTTTTCTGCATCGCTTTTCCAAACTTTGCAGCTCTTCTTTGCATCTTGTTGAGCTTCTTTGTGAAGTCAGTTGAATTTACTCCAACTTTAAAATTTAAAAAACCAACCGAAATTCCCGCCATTATTTTTTGTTTTTATGTTCTATTAATTTTTTATGATACACAGCTTTTGCTTTCAAAATTTCATAATCTGTTTTAGAATCTTTATTTACTTTTTTAT